AATAAACATTTACATATTTCTATAAACGATGGGTCAGCAAATGACACATCACCTTGGTTCTGGTGGATGAATCAACCTAAAGCGATCAATACTTTGATTGCCTCGGTTATGACTACACCAGCAAAGAAAGCATATAAAGTCCCAGTATGTACCTGTTGCAAGGTGCATAGCAAGATAAAGTAGAAGGAGAAAAAATGAACCCACAGTTCAAACAAGCAGCACTAAGTTGGTTCCGAGCAGCAGCAGCAGCAGCAGTTGCACTGTATATAAGTGGAATCACAGATCCTAAGCAATTAGGTTCAGCAGCATTAGCAGGTCTAGCAGGACCATTATTGAAGTGGCTAGATCCATCAGCTACAGAATTTGGTAGAGGCTCAGAGTAATCTAGTTTACTGCGAGGCTATACAGGGCCACCCTTAACGGGGTGGCCTTCTTTTTGCGTTTTAAGGGTCAAAAGATGGCGAGTTGCGCCTGTTTCACAGGCGGGTAGGGGTAGAAGGTGGTCAGTGTTCCCGACTTGGGTCATCTACTGGACAAGGTACTACTACAAGATTGCCACAGTTAGCGCAGGTTGCATCTAGTAAGTACCAGGATATTTCAAACTCATCAAAGGTAGCAAGGATAGAGAAGATTCTAGAACCACAAGGGCAGGAGTGTATTGGACCGAGTGATCGCAGATCACTACCAAATTTAGGTGGTAGAGTCTCTGGTAGCTTCTGCTTATTTCTTCGCAGGGTTGGTAGACGGAACATACAGACCAACTAGTCGCAACGCACAAAGCGTTGCCCGTACAGTAATTCGCCTTCGGCTCATATTGTACACATACTCTGCCTAGTAAAAGATGTAATCCACTTTCGCGGCGTGTCGCACTTACATCCCAATACTTGTCAGTGGTTGGTGTTATTCTTTACCCAAGATAAAGGAGAGTGTTGTGACGGCAATTGTTGGTATCCAAGGTAAAGGCTGGTGTGTTTTAGCAGCCGATTCAATGACTACATATACAGATAGATCTTATGTAGCTAAAGGATGCGACAAAATAGTTAAGATCGGTGAGTATTTAATTGCAGTAGCAGGAGATGCAATCGCCGGTGATATTCTCAACAACCTTTGGCAACCACCAAAGGTAATTAAAACTCAAGATCCTGATCGCTTTATGATGATTAGGGTTCTTCCCTCTATTAGACAAACCTTAACTGAAGCAGGGTATGACCCTACGCCTAAAACTAAATCAGATGATGACTCAGGTTGGGATGCTTTAGTTTGTTTTAATGGTAAGTTATATCAAGTTAGTGATGACTACGGTTATATGCGAGATGACAGGGGTCTATACGGTATAGGTTCAGGTGGTGGCTTAGCTCTTGGTGCTTTAGTAGCACTAGGTAGTGAGACTAGGACACACGCGAAAGCATCGGGCGCTGCTAAGAAGGCTATTAATGTAGCTATACAATACAACGTATGGTGTGGTGGTATAGCAAATACCAAAACACAATTTACTAAATAGGAGGAATGATGATTGAAATATATTGGCAACTACAATGGTATCTGTTAGACTTAGAAATGTATAAGTTTATTCTAGAATGTTTTATTAGGTGGGGGTTATAATGTATTTTAAGTTTATGTATCTAGTATATAAAGTATCTGCTAAGCAATTAAAAAAAGGTTTAAACAAACGCTATCCAAGTTATGCTGTTGCATTAAGACAAGGTCAAAGTGAGTGATCCAAAAGAATTATTACTAGAGGTTCTGCGAGCTAAGGATGCTGGTAGGGCTAGGTCTAAGCAGACCCAGGTAGGACCATCAGAGTTAGGTGGTTGTCGGCGTAAGGTTTGGTATCGTCTTAACGATCAACCTGAGACTAATGATAATGAGATGAAACTTGCAGCGATTATGGGTACAGCTATCCACGCCGCTATTGAAGATGCTATTACAACTTTAGATCCAAAAGGTAAAAAGTATTTAGTTGAGACAGCAGTTGAGTACAACGGAATGAAAGCACATATAGATCTATTCATACCTGAGACAGGTGATGTTATAGATTGGAAGACTGTAAAGATTAAGAACCTATCCTATTTCCCATCACTACAACAGCGATGGCAAGTACAGGTCTATGGCTACTTGCTTGACAAGTCTGGAAAGGGGACACCCAGAACTGTTAATCTTGTAGCCATCGCCCGTGATGGTGATGAGCGAGATATTAAAGTCCACTCTGAAGCATATGATCCTGCGTTAGCAGAGGAAGCTCTTAACTGGCTTGCTGCAATTAAAGAGAGTACAGAACCACCAGCACCAGAGCGAGATCAAAACTATTGCAAGTCATACTGTAAGTACTTTGATGAGTCAGGTGTAATGGGGTGTACTGGAATAAAAAAAGGACTTATCAAGGATGATGTTGTGTATATAGATAATCCTGAATTGGATTCTTCAGCCTTGAAGTACTTGCAATTAGATAGTAAAATAAAAGAATTAACAGAGGAGAAAGAGTCCATTAGGACTGCACTAGAAGGATTTACTGGGCAGACAAACAGTGGTGTATCCATAGTATGGAGTACTACTGCGGGTCGTAGTCAAGTAGATGCCGAAGAGGTTGAGAAACTTCTCGGCTTTGTACCAAAAAAACAAGGACAGGAATCAGTAAGATTAACTGTCAAACATACTGGAGGTAAGTAATGGCTGCACCGGAAAGCACAAAGTTCCAAGTCAACTATAAGTTAGCTGATGGAACTCTATTAAATATTTACGCAATTAGTCAGGCTGAACTAGAGGCATCTCTAACTTCACTATCTGATCTATCAACATTAATCTCAACAACTGCTACCGCACTTGGTGCAACAGCATCATCAGGTGGTGGCGCAATCGCATATGCTAAGAAAGCATTAGGCGGATCGGCTGTAACAGATACTTCTAACCCTGACTGTAAGCACGGGGCAATGGCATTTCGCTCAGGTGTAGGTCAGAAGGGTCCTTGGAAAGGTTGGATGTGCGCTGCACCTAAGGGTGCGCCAGACAAGTGCGATACCGTCTGGGTTAAATAACCTGTGCGGGTTCCCACTAAGTTTGAGAACCCGTTATGTTCTGAGATAGACACAGAACTTTTCTTCCCTAATAACGGAGAACAAGCACAAGCTGAAAATGCAAAGAGGATATGTAGAAGATGTCCACACTTAGCAGAATGTTTTGAATGGGCTCTAACCTATGAAAGGTTTGGAGTCTGGGGTGCAACTTCTCCTAGAGAACGTATGCGAATGAGAAGAAAACTTAATATAAAGGTGAAGGATCACTTAGTTGCTTAATTTAAATAGGGCGTGGCGAGGTAGCAATACCAATGCAACACCACTACCTGACGTATGGGTTGCTCTTGCTAACAAGCAGATCAAATTCCGTAGAGGTCAGGTGTGTATGGTTGCTGCTGCACCCAATGCTGGTAAGAGTATGTTTGCTCTTATCTATGCAATTAAAGCAAAAGTTCCAACTTTATTCTTCTCAGCCGATACCGACACCGCAACTGTGATGATGAGAGCAGCCTCTCACTTATCAGGACACGAACAGCTCTTGGTGGAAAGTAACTTACTTAGTAACCGTCATTACTACGATAAGTATCTATCAGAGATGGAAAGCATACAGTTTGTCTTTGACTCATCACCATCACTAGATGATATTGAGTTAGAGATTAAAGCATATGTTGAACTCTTTGGTATTCCACCAGAGTTGATCGTGGTAGATAACCTAATGAATGTGGTATCTGAATCTGATAATGAATGGGCAGGACTAAGAGCTATTATGGTGGAGTTCCACGATATGGCTCGTAAGACTGAAGCCTGTGTACTAGTACTACACCACGTCAGCGAGCAGACTGAGTATGGTAAGACAACAGAACCACCTGCTCGTAGGGCTATTCACGGTAAGGTATCTCAGTTACCTGCTTTAATTATTACACTTGGCTTTGATCCACATAATCAAGTACTCAAAGTAGCAGCAGTTAAGAATAGGTTTGGTCCACATACAGCAGATGGCTCTGACCACATTGGTTTGTTTGTAAGTTATAA